TGTCATCAACTTCCGTAATGTGACCAGACTCAGATTCAAATACATGATTGTAGGGGTATGCAGCAGAGATATACGGATTTGCATTCTCAATAATACCTTTAGGATTTGGTTCTTCCCAGAAACCCCGTGTTTCCTGTTCAGCTTCTTCCGATACGTTTTCTAAAAACGGTTTGGTTGCAGTAGGAATACCTGTATGTTCTGCTTTCTTTGGATCAATCTGTCCTTGATAATAACTTAAATCAACAACGTAAGTAGTAGGATCACCACGATACCGCGATTTCCTACGCTTGATCATGGAGTTGTGTGATTCTGAATCCTTACCTCTTGCAAGTCGATTAGTATCTGGTTCATTAATACTGTGACCACTATGTTTTATTTCGCCGGGATATGGGCCACCAACTTTGGGATTGTTTGCAAACCTTTCTTGAGGAGCCTCCTCACCGCGAGGATCATTAAATCCTTTGTTATAATCTGCAGCTGCTTCGGGAACACCCGGCAACGAACCCATAATAACAGGTTGCTGTCTGTCAATATCTCGAAAGAACCCAACAACCCAAGAACCTTGTGTAAGAAATGTGGGTGTATGTCCCAATCCCTGCATAGAAGGATCAGTTACGGGGTGCATCACATGCGCCCACGGTAAATCTGTAGTTTTGACTTCAGCTAAATTTTCGCTATGTCGTCCAAGAACACGAACACGGACCCTGCCCAACTGAGAAGGATCGTTCCTATCTTCAACTACACCAACAAACCAACTGAAACCGTCTTTACCCATGAAATCTTGCATGGGACTATTTATAATAGTTTAGTGAAGGTCTGGATCGCGCCCTAGACGTTTCTCTACATGTGACCAGTTATATTTCTCAATGTCATAGAGGATGTCTGGATTGTTTTGTCTTAATATTTCAACACAAGTCAAGGCTTCTTCTTGATCCATGTTATCAGCAATTACTTCTTTTGAAAAGACTCTGTACTTAATCATGATGAACTCCTTTTTGAGATCACCAAATGCGTTCTGTCAGGTCCACAGTTAACAAAACTGTGTAGAATTGTAGTATCAACCTCATAGAGAAAACCATCAGCGGGTATGTGCATTATCTGATTCAAAGTAGGAAATATAAAGTAAGCATTTGGATTGGTTATAATAGCCATATGATAACGAGGGGAATTGTCTTTGTGAACAGAATAGGTTGTGTAAGCATTCATTTCCATAATTCTAGCACGTTCACCATTCACATCATGTATCATGTCAGCAAAAACCGTGCCTTCATAAACTTCATTCAATATTGTGTATTCTGATTGTACCTTTATGATACGGTCTTTCTTCTCACGGTGTTCACCAGTTCCATCTGTATATGGATTAACGACATTCTTGTTGCTGCGTTGCAAGCAAGTCTGTCGTCTTTGTCCATATATACCAGTGCCCAAAACTTTATCACTGTCATACAGGTTATCGCCTAGACGCAACTGTATTAGCTCCCATTCAACTAGACATCTATCTAGATCATAGCAGTAATTTGTTTTTCTTATTGACATGGTGGGTTATTTAGACAGTTCCAATCAACTCATTAGGAAGAATGTAATCAAAATTTGCAAGACCAGAAGCATCGCCCTTGGTAATTTCGATATAGACAGAGTTCAAAGACTTTTCCTTGAAGGGAACATACTTCTTCAACTTCTTGGACTTGTACAGAAACACTCCATCCTTCAACTTAATGTCATCATACGAGTCCTTATCAGAACCAACAGCAGTTAGAGTTCCGGTAAGAATTTCACCATAGTCGCCGTTGTATACAACTTCATCACCGATATTCATTTTTTCGTTCCTTATAGATATTCAAAATTAGTGGATGTAACAGGGTCTTTTTTAGAACCAACCCATTGCTTGGTAGTAGTAACAACTCGAATTCGAGAGTCTTTCTCTGTAAGTGGCTTCGATGAGCCGTTTCTCGACTCGAAGACACTCGCTCGATAATACTCAGTCGTCACCGTCTTGAATGGCTTCGTCATTTCCTGCTCCATATTTAAACTCCGTTTCTGCTGCAAGGTCCAACTGATGCATAATGTCATCAGTGAAGTAGGTTTCTGGGTCATTGAGTATCGCTTTACCAAACTGCTTTGACCCATCAGGCAGTTCGTATCTCGTTGACACCTTCTTGAAGACCTCATACTTCTCTGCCAGTTCCAGCAAACCATAGTATCGGTCCAATCCCTTGTCATAAGTCAGTCGCACATCCACCATCTTGTTCTCTTTGGTGAGACGACTCTTGTGGTTCTTACAGTGAATGATATTACCGACAACTTCCGTACCATCTTTCTCTTTCTTCTTGCTGAGATAGATAATACTAGACGCAGCATACTTCAGACCACTACCACCACCCATTTCCTTCGTAGAAAACAGACCCATACTCTCATAAGTATGATTAGTTACGACCATCGGGATTTTCGCTCGCCCAAGTTTAAGAGTCAGAACTCGAAACGCTGCTTTTAGCACCTGAGCACGAGTCATATCCCGTGTTTCTTTACCATCCGTGGTATCTTCGACTTCCTTCGTGGTACTCAACATACCCAACGAGTCCAGACAGAGGAACAACGGCTTGCGGTTACTCTCAGGTTGCGCCATGTAGTCGTCAATCACTCGAATTGCCTGTGTGCGAAACTCCTGCACGGTTGTGACAGGAAAGATCACCATACGCTTCGGATCAATTCCACGATCAACAACCATGCTCTTAGTAATCGCACTTTCACTTTCGAAGTATATGACACCTGAGTCTGGATTTGCATCAAGAAAGTTCTTTACGATACCCATAAGGAAATACGTCTTACCAGTTGCACTCTCTCCTGCAATCGCAGTAATCTTGTTAGAGGGAAGTCCCCCGTATATGGAACCACTCAGTAGTCCATTGAAGATATATGATCCAGTATCAATGAAACTGTCAACATCCCCTGCTTCAACACCGTCATCCACGATGGCTGCGTATTCATTACCAGCATTCTTGATAACGTCTCTTAGAAAATCGCTCATGTATTTGCTCCTGATAGCATGTAAAAGAATAATGTAATAACTACTATATACCCTAACACAAGAAATGTCAAGGTATAAAAGATATATTTTAAAGAAATAAGTGGATGTCTCACAAAGAAACAAACACAGAACCCAATGAGTAGTATTAACAGTAGTGCTTCCATATCATTATAATCCTCTTACCATCTCACCATCACGAACCACATAGCTATAAACAGGGCAACCACTTGACCGAATATAAGAACGCCCCCCGTCAATCATATTACCACCCCGGCGCATCATAGTCACGATCTTTCTTATAGACTGCAAATCCATCTAGGCCATATGCTGGACAGACGAACAGGTTATCGGGTAATCCCATCGAATCTTGCTCACCCGATTCACCACAGATAAAGAAGTGCCCAGACTTCTCTGGGAATGCCTTGCGAAGAATGTTCTTGAGTTTTTCATTATCCGCTTCAAGAGAAGTGTCCTTCTCTCTTGCTTTTGCAAGATCAAGACATGCGTCACGCAACCACGCTTCCATAGTCGGGTCAATGTTTTTTTGATTGAGACATTGACGAATTAGGTATTCTGCGTTATTGATAAAATCAAGTGTGTTCATTATTCAACCTCAACCATTTCGCCATTGCGAACAACGTAGTGTTTAATTTCACACATGCTTGACTTAATGTGTGTTCGACCACCATCAATCATATTACCGTTCTCAAACAGTTTATAATCATGACGATGGGCACTATACTGTAGATCACCAGCATCATCTTCGATAAGTCCAAACTCTACAGATTCAATTCTATCTGCATTGGTAATCACAAGATTGACGCTCATTGGATGATAATAAATGCCAAAGTATCTATTACCAAACTCTGGGTGTGGAGTCTCTCTGAAAAAGATATCCATTGCTTGTACCTCATCGCCTAGCGCACTTGTACACACATAGGTAATGGGAACACCATCCTTCTTAGAGAAGAGTTCACAAACCTTTTGAGTGTCAAATAGAGATTCATGCTTGATCATCATCAGAATAATATCTAATAATCACCAGCAACGCTTCCCAATAAGCGGTCTCGAAGGCTGCGATATCCTTATTGATACCCTTTAAAGACTCAATCAAGGTTAATCGAGTAATAATATCAGCAGTGTCGTAATCGATTCGAACGCCTTCTAGGTAACTCATAGTCTACTTCTCCTCATCTTTGCAACTTTTTGATCTTTTGTCCATTTTAAACCAATTCGGGGTATGCCATG